GACGCTCTTCCGATCTGCAGGGATGGGTGTCTTTAGAGCCACAACTTTGCTGGAAGACCCAGCAGTTAAGCATCACTTGGAGATGCTGCATCAAGACCGCATGGATATAGCGAGTGAGTTATGTAAGTACGATATGGTCGATGCTCACATGGACATTGAGATGGGTAAGAAGATGAGCGCCAATGCGATGGAATGGTTCCGTGGCGTTGAGATGCAGATGAAGCTGCACGGCTTATCCCAAGATAAGAAGGTCATTGATGTAAACGTGACTAATATTCAGAAAGTAGATCAGTTGGCAGAGTTAGATGATGCCTCACTACTGAAGTTAATGGGTGCAGCCAGTGACAGTCTTATTGCACACGCCCATGACATAACCGACGCAGAGTATGCTGATGATCAAGCATAAGAAGGGTAAGCATTGCCCCCAGTGCGAGACACTACAGACTTTATTTGCATCAACAGATACTTGCGTTAAGTGTGACTTTGCTAAAGACGTTATCGACAGTGAGCAAGCACGAAAAGACGTCGCACTTTCTAACAAACCTAAGAAACCCTTAGTGGTTAAAGCTAAGACTAAAAAAGCAGATAAGCCCACACACCGAGAGATTGCTGCGCAACAGATCATCGAAGATGAGAAGGCAGCAGCAGATGCGTTTGATGCGAAAGAAGAAGCAAAGTTTGAATTGATGCGGCGTGAACTATGCCGTCGGCGGCTACTGCCATTCGTTGAACGGTTTAATGAGGATTATGAAGCAGGCTGGGTGCACAAAGACATATGCGCACGACTTGAACAGTTCTCAAAAGATGTGGCTGATCGTAAAAGCCCACGGCTAATGCTTTTCATGCCACCGCGTCACGGCAAGAGTGAGCTGGCGAGTAAAACATTCCCTGGTTGGCACTTAGGTCGTCATCCAGAACATGAGGTGATTAGTTGCTCATACACAGGCGACTTAGCGATGGACTTCTCGCGCAAGGTACGTGAACTATTGCGTGACCAGCGTTATCACCAAGTATTTAAAGACACTAAGTTGGATAAAGACAGTCAATCTGCACAGCGTTGGAACACAACAAGTCGAGGCGGATACGTAGCGGCAGGCGTTGGCGGCCCGATCACAGGACGCGGAGCCCATGTTTTAATTATTGACGATCCAATTAAGAACAGGGATGACGCAGAATCTGAAACGAACCGCTCTAGTATTTGGAACTGGTACACCTCGACAGCGTACACACGACTTGCACCAGGAGGCGGAGTACTCATAATTTTAACGCGTTGGCACGATGATGATCTGGCTGGGCGACTACTAACGAAGATGAAAGAGAATGAAGGCGATGAATGGGACGTTATTCAATATCCAGCTTTGGCGACAGAAGATGAGCAGTTCCGTAAAAAGGATGAGGCACTTCACCCAGAACGCTATGATGAGACTGCTTTGCTACGTATTAAGCGTGCTGTTGGCCCTCGCGACTGGAGTGCTTTGTATCAGCAAAACCCTGTGGCTGATGATGGCGAGTATTTTACCAAAGATATGTTTCGATGGTACAAAGCCTCGGAACGACCTAGCATTGACGAGTTACACACTTACACCGCGTGGGACTTGGCTATTGGAAAGAATGAGGCAAATGATTTCACGGTGGGAATCACAGTAGGGGTCGATCAGCAAGACAACATCTGGGTACTTGACGTTAAGCGATTTAAAAAAGGATCACTTGAAATAGTTGAAGCCATACTAGACATGTACGTGCGCTGGAAGTCAAAGATCACAGGGATAGAGCGGGGTCAGATAGAAATGGCGATTGGGCCGTTACTAAACCAACGTATTCGTGAGCGTAGTTTGTATTCATTTTTCTATGAAGGATTGAAACCAGGCAAGCGCGATAAGCAGACCCGTGCACGATCAATACAAGGTCGGATGCAGCAGGGGATGGTGTATTTTCCGAATGGGGATGATTCGGTACAGGTAATGGTGAATGAGTTTTTGCGCTTTCCGATGGGTGTACACGATGACTGTGTGGATGCGTTGGCATGGATTGGATTAATGCTCGATGACATTGTAAGTCCTAGAGCCCCTGTTAAAAAACCAGTACAAGGATGGCGTGAAAAGCGTCTAGCAGGATTGTTAACTGGCAATGTAAGGCGCTCGTCAATGAGCGCATAAAGTTCGCAGCCCCTAATTGCAATAGTTTTTTGGGGTATTGGAGGTGATGGGGTGTCACCAAAGACGGGTGGGTGAAAGGCCCACACCTTTTGAAATTAACAGCTAAGCGTTAGAATAGCAGCTCAGCTGTTAAGCATACGATACATCGGCTTATTCTAGGATTAAAAATGGCACACGGCAAAGTTAAAAAAGAACCTGCACAGGTAGCATACGATAACTGGAAACGATACGTGCGTTTACGCGATAACGGGCACAGTGAATATGTAGGTTTAGCTAAAAAGTATGATCGCTTTTATTGTGGAGAGCAGTGGGATGCAGCCGATGCGAAGAAACTTGCAGATGAAGGCCGTCCAGCACTAACTATCAACACAATACTATCGACAGTTAACACAGTATTAGGTGAGCAGACGGCTAAACGTGCTGAGATTAATTTTAAGCCTCGCTCTAATGGTAATGAAGATACTGCGACAGCTTTGACTAAAGTAGTTATGCAGATTGGTGACAATAACAAACTGGATTGGGTAGAAAGCCAAGTATTCTCTGACGGATTGATTCAAGACCGTGGCTATTTTGACGTACGTATGGACTTTGACGACAGTATTCAAGGTGAAGTTGAGGTTACCTCACTTGACCCGTTGGACGTATTGATTGACGTTGACGCTAAAGAATATGACCCGAAGACATGGAACGAGGTTATTACAACTCGTTGGATGAGCCTCGATCAAATAGAAGGAACCTACGGCGAGGCTGTAGCTGACTCATTGCAATCGCTTGCTTTGGGTGGAGATGTATATGGTGGCGATAGTGTTGCAGTAGAAGACAATAGTTTTGGTGATTCTGCTAGCTTTGATCTGACTGATAATGGCGCTACTGATAAAACAATCCGCAGTGTACGCGTTATTGAAAGACAGCACCGTCGTATGTGCATGTCTGAATGGTTTATTGATACACAAACAGGCGATATGCGTCCTGTTCCTGAAAACTGGGATGATGCTAAGCGACAAGAGTTTGGGCAGCAGTTTGGTTTATCTATCCAAAAGCGTTTAGCACCTAGAGTTCGTTGGACAGTGAGTGCTGATCAGATACTACTGCATGATGAGTGGTCGCCATACAAGACGTTTACAGTTGTGCCTTACTTTAGCTATTTCCGCAGAGGCAAGCCGTTTGGAATGGTGAAGAACTTGATTTCTCCACAAGAACAGCTGAACAAGATCTCTTCTCAAGAGCTACACATTGTTAACACCACAGCTAACAGTGGTTGGATTACGGAAGAAGGCTCGTTAGTTAACATGACTAACGAAGACCTGACTGAACGTGGCGCTGAGACAGGATTACATATTGTTCATGCGCGTGGCACAGCTCCGCCATCTAAGATTCAACCAAACCAGATTCCTACAGGTATAGATCGTATTACGCAGAAGGCTGCGCATAACATTAAGGAAATCTCTGGCGTATCTGATGCAATGCTGGGCTATGAGTCGGCAGAAGTATCTGGCGTAGCACTGAAGTCTAAGCAAGAGCGTGGACAGATTCAGATCCAAGTGCCTTTGGATAACCTGGCACGAACGCGTCACATGTTGGCAGAGAAGATGCTAGAACTTGTACAGCAGTTTTACGTTGAAGAACGTCTGATCCAGATTACTAATCCATTGATGCCAGATCCAACTGACCAAGCATCACAAGAACAAATCATGGTGAATGAAGCTACTCCTGAAGGAGATATTTTAAACGATCTTACTTTAGGTGAGTATTCAGTAGTAATTAGCACACAACCAGCACGCGATAACTTTGAAGAGTCTCAGTTCTCTGAAGCCCTACAGTTACGTCAAGCTGGCGTGATGATTCCTGATTACCGCGTAGTTGAGTACAGCCATTTAGCACAGAAGAAAGACATTGCTCAAGAAGTGAAGCAGTTAGCAGGACTAGCTGAACCGAGTGAAGAACAGCAGCAAATGCAGCAGATGCAGCAAGAAATGCAGATGAAGGCCGCTGAACTTGAGTTAGCTAACTTAGAAGCTGATGTAGCAACTAAGGAAGCGCAGTCAATGTTGTCTATGGCGAAAGCTGAAGAACTTGGCGTTGATGGCAACTTGCACGAAAGAGCAATGGAAGAATTGAACGCTAAGGTGAAGTTGAAGCGTGAAGAATTAGAAGCTCGCATGAAGCTATCCCAAGTGACAGCGCAGACTCGCCAGCAAGATTCAATAACACGCACAGCAGTCTCATTGATGCAAAACGATCAAAAGGAGCGTAATGCTCTAAATGCAAAGAAAACCCCAAGCACGACCCTTAACCCCCAAAAATAGGTGAATTATGTCCGAAGCCAACGCAGCTGTAGATATGGAAAGTTACTTACCAGAAGATTCTGGTTCTGAAGATCATGATGAGATTAAGAACTTAGATTTTGGTAATGAAGTAGAAGAAGAGGTTGATCCCACTGATGCTGCTATCGGTCATTTGATCGAAGTTGCTGATAAAGCTGAAGCTGAGCAAGAAGAAGCTGAGCAAGAAGAAGCTGAGCTAGAATCTGAATCAGAAGAAGAACTCGATGACAATGATGAGTTTGAATACGAGTACGTAGTTGAAGATGAAGATGAGTCAGTGGATGAAGCGGTTGAAGCTAAGAAACATATGATTCCTAAACGTCGACTTGATGATGTTGTGGCTAAACAGCGTAAAGCTGAACAAGAGTCAGCGGAGTTACGCAAAGAGTTAGCTGAAGCATTGGCTAAAGCCCAGGCAATTCCTGCGGTTGATATTCGTGCATTGTCGAAGCAGCGTAATGAAGCAGTTCTTGATGGTGACTTAGACAAAGCGGCTGAGATAGATGAGCAAATACATGCGTCTACACAGCAAGCAAAGTCTGAGCCTATTGATATGGAAGCTTTGGAAGCCCGTGTAGAAGCTAAGATGGAACTAAAGTCCACACTAGCATCTGTTTTTAAGGAATATCCTCAGTTAGACACTGACTCAGACAGTTTTGACGAAGATTTGAACGCAGAAGCGTTGGTATTTCAGAGTGCTTACTTAAATCAAGGTTATCTACCTGCCGAAGCGGTACGCCGTGCAGCTAAAGCAGCAGTTTTAGTAGTCCGCCCAGAGCTTATGTCTACTGTAGAAGAAACTAAGACTGAAGTTAAGACTAGAAAGACAAACGTGAAAGGTAATGTTGACGCATCGAATGCTCAGCCTCCAAAAATGAGTCAAGGCGAATCAGGTGGTAAGACTAGCTCCGAAATGATCGACATTACGAAGTTAACTGATGAAGAATTTGACGCATTGCCAGAGGCTACACGCGCGAGAATGCGTGGAGATCATGTTTAGGTGTTGTGAAATAGTAGTTCAGCTATTATCATTCATTTCAGTGATGGCTCAGACGATACATGAGCCCGATATGCGCGGTGCGTTAACCGCGTTGTGATCGCCCACATGAAAAGGCGTGTTACTTCGTCATCCTCACGATACGGGAACCCGCAACTAGCGCAATAACGCTCTAGTTAATTTGCATATATTTTTTTGTTAAAAGAAGAGACTCAAAATGGCTGTTACTAATTTTGCTTCCCTTACTACGCATCAAAAGACTGCATGGGCTCGCGATTTATGGCGAGTAGCCCGTGATACGTCTTTTATTAATCAGTTTGCTGGTAAAGGTCATAACGCAATGGTTCAACGCATTGAATCATTAACTAAATCGGAGAAGGGCGCTCGCGCTGTTCTAACACTTGTTGCAGACTTAGAGAGCGATGGTATCGCTGGTGACGCAACGCTGGAAGGCAATGAAGAAGCCATGAAAGCGTATGACACTGTGATCCAAATCGATCAACTACGTCACGCAAACCGTCTACAAGGTCGGATGGCTGATCAAAAATCCATTATCAACTTCCGTGAGCAATCACGCGATAAGTTAGGTTATTGGATGGGTGATCGTCTTGATCAAATGGCATTTTTGACCATGAGCTCATTGCCATACACTTTGAACACTAATGGATCAACTCGCGCATCTACCGTGTTATCTACTTTGGATTTTGCTCCAGCGGCTAACGTTGCTCCTAGTGCAAACCGCTGTGTTCACTTAAAGTCTACAGGCGTTACTTCAGGCACGGGTTACACCGCTGCTAACGGTACTCTTACCTCAATGACTTACAAGGACATTGTTAACTTGAAAGCCCATGCTAAGGATAACTATATCCGTGGCATTAAAGGTTCAGGTGGCGATGAAGTGTATCACTTGTTTGTTACTCCACAGGGTATGGCTAAATTGAAGCTAGACGCTGACTTTATTTCTAACGTACGTCATGCTGGCGTTCGTGGTGATAAGAACAGTCTCTTCAAGGGAACCAACTCAGTCATGGTCGATGGAGTAATTATCCATGAGTTCCGTCATGTCTTTGATACTCGCGGTGCTTCTGCCACGAATAAAATGGGAGCTTCGGGCAACGATGAAGGGCAACGCGCATTATTGTGTGGCGCTCAAGCATTGGGCATGGCAGATCTAGGTGCGGCTTATTGGGACGAAGATTACTTCGACTACAACAACCAACCTGGTATTGCTTGCGGAAAGATCTTTGGTTTCTTGAAGCCACAGTTCAAAGGCAACCCAAACAACGCAGCTACACTTGAAGACTTCGGTGTTATCACCGTAGACACTTCACTTTAATTGCGCGGCTCCCTCGTTTACGGGGGAGCCAATTCTTTTATCTAGGAGTTACCCACTCATGAAGTTAGTTTCCCCAATTCTACAAATGGTTGCTGTCAATGGCATAGCAATCCGTATGGAAGCAGGCGTTGAACAGGACGTCCGTGAATCACTTGTTGAGGCTTGTTTGGCTCAAGGGTGTACCAAAGTTGGTTCAAAGAAAACGGCTAAAGTAGTTAAAGCACCTGAAGGTAATCCTACTTTAGATGCACTAGGTTTGGTTGTCGAAGAAGGCAATCCCGATGATTTTGGGCGCGACGGCACACCAAAAGTAAAAGCGATTGAAAAAATATTAGGCTATGACATCAGCGCCGCAGATCGCGACGTTGCATGGGCTGCATTCCAAGAGGTTTAACTTACATGACTATTGCTATCTCATCAATCTTGAGCCGAGCTTCGACTCTCCTACTGGATGAGACTGCGGTACGATGGCCTCAAGCAGAGTTATTGAATGCAGTAAACGATGGCGTGTTAGAAATATCCGCATTGAAGCCGCTCTTGTTTACTGCAAGAGCGACAATGCCATTGGTTGCTGGTGTATATCAGACTATCCCTGCGGGTAAACGTCATCTTCATCGCGTGATCTCAAATCAAGCTGGCCCTGTTGTTCGTTTAGCAGCGCAAAAAGATTTGGATTCACAAGAACCTAATTGGTATGCCCAGCCTCAAGTAGCGACTGTTAAGTACGTTATTCTTGAGCAGTTGAATGGCAGAAACTTCTTATGTTACCCACCCAACAATGGTAGTGGGCAATTAGATGCAATATTTACCATAGATCCCCCTAGTTTTGCCGCTAACGGCTCGATTGACATAGATTCGACCTACGGCAACCCTTTACTCTCTTTCGTCTTACACAGGGCTTTTCTGAAGGATGCTGATACATCTGATGAGGCTAAGGCCACAGCTTACTACGAAGCATTTACTAGGCAAATGGCTATATCCGTAATGGGCGACGCTCAAGCCAAGGAGATTTAAATGGCTACGGTCACGTTTGAAAGCATTATCCCAGAAATTCTGCCATCAGTTCCTGAGTGTACTGATCTAATAATTATACGTGCGATACGCAGAGCAGCAGAAGAGTTTCTATCGAAGTCATTACTCTGGCGTGTCGACTTAGAAGATCATTTTATTATTCTGGGTCTACCAGATGTTGAGTTAGAAGCACCAAAGTCTGATCTACGGATTGTACAGTTAAAGACAATCAAAATTGGTTCCAAGCTTGCAGACGTTCTTCAAATTGCAGATGCAGC